CCATGCACAGAACGTCTTGGCGAGGCTCTCATGCGGTATACGGGCTATTCTCTGCTCGGTCTCTAGGTCATTAATCAGAGAGCCGTAATAGGAACCTTCGACAGCAGCATGGAATGAGCACTCGAACTCCTGAGCGTATTTGTCTGCGCCCATTTCCTTTTTGGCTGATTCGAGTTCGGCGCTATCGAGAATCCCAGTTTCTGAAGCCTTAAATTCCAGAAGCGACCAATCATCCGATGACGCTGCACGGTCTCTGAAATCCGCAAAATGGTTTCTACCTTTCGGAGTGCCTAGAAAGACTGCGAATCCTTTCCTGTCAGCTAGTGCAGGCCGGATAATCTCGTTCCATATCTTCGGGTCTTGGTCGGCAATCTCATCAATCACTACTCCATCGAAGTACTGACCACGCAGACTGTCTGGATTATCTGACCCGTATAACTGGATGCGTCTACCGTAGAACTCTGACTTGAGTTCAGACACGTTTAACTTGGCATCCAGAGGCCTTGTAAAGCGCTCCAGATAGTCCCAAGCAATCCGCTTAGCCTGACCATATGTCGGAGCGATATAAGCGTATCTCGGGGCTTCCTGACCATTCTTCAGTGCCGAGTGAATCAGCTGGTTGATTGCTGCGACTGTCTTGCCCATCCGACGATGAGCGACTACCACTGTGAAGCGATTAGCAGCGACAGCCTTGTGGATTGCTCGCTGTGGGTCTCTAGGCCTGTAGCCAGTATCAATGACGCGCTCAGTCATCTACGCCAGACACAACCTTGATATTGAGAGGTCCGCCACCATCGCCTGTGACTTCGGTACGGGCAAGCTTAGGGATATGGTACTCGGACAGTTTTGCCATGATTTCCAGAGCACGGTCAGGCTGCGCCTTAACCTTGAGGTTCTCGTCACCATAGGCAACCATCTGCAACCATGAGTCCATGTTCTCGCCATTGCGCTCCAGAAGGTTAGCGATAGCCTCACGCACAGTAGACGTGGACTTGTTAGGCACGCCTTTAGGACGACCCATGCCAGCGTTAGGAGGCTTCCTATTGGACACTAATTTGTTGTTGTGAGAATCATTCTCATTCATGATTGCACCATAAGGAAGTGTTTAACCAACTATAAGAAAAAGTGATAGGAATTGGATAGCACACAGACAAAAAGTATGGGACTATCTCTCTACGCACTCAGCGTTCACTACATAGGAGATAGGGATGACGTCACAGATACCAGTTCTAAATAAGTTCGGTTTTGTCGTTGGTTATGCATCTACTATGGCTCACAAAAAAGCCTCTTCACTTGCTAACTCCAACTCTGTTAGGCAAGGGTTTAGACATATTGATGGTCGCAAAATTCTCTGTTGGATTCCAGTCTAATCACTCACGGGGGCGAAAGCCCCCACTAAAGGAAACCATCATGGCAACCATCATCGAGACTCGCAAACTTCGTAGCGGTTCATTTATCAGGATTCAGAAGCGCGGTTCAGGCTATGACGTTATCCGCAACACTACAGGCTATTGCTGGCTTTACGTTGAAAAGAAAGCGTCTGAGCAGCGCGCCCGTAACACATTCGAACTTCTCACAATCGGAGGTTGATATGACTACAGAACAAATCAACGCAATCCGCAATGCCTTTTGGGACTTGGCAAAGTGTGTTCGCTGTATAGATGATGAGGAACTCGGGGATATGCTTGTGGCGCGTGAGTTTGCCTGCTCTAGCATGGCTGAACTTGAGCGAACCTTTCCTGAGTTGTTCCCTGCCGAACTATAAGAAACTCTGATAGCACTAAACCGAAATTTGTGTTCTCATACTTGCACGGATAGCGATTGACTATCTACTACACGGAGATACTAATCATGAGCCGCATCACTCTTGCCACCATCAAGGCGTTCATTCGCAACAATCCAGAACTCTACATCCGCAACACTAGCGACTTTGACGGCATGACCGACTGCGTGCAGCAGTGTGAGCACAGTATGTTTCGCCTTGCTGAGCGCACCGAGGGCCATCGCAACGAACTCGGTATCAAGGGCGCATGGTTCGTGTTTGGTTCGCGTGATTACTTCTCACCGTTTGAGACAGACACTCTGACTGGGTACCGCGTTTATAACTGCTGCGGTTCATTCACTCTCGCTATCCATAAAGAGCGTGCAGCAGCATGAAACACGACATCACCACTAACTGGAGCCGTTCGTTCTATGAGCGGCATCCAGTCCTGTCAGAGTGGTTAGGGTTTGCCGGAGTCTGCGCCCTGATATTCCTAGCAGCGTGTCTAATCTAAAACTGGGGGCTTCGGCCCCTAGTTTGTTTTCGGCCCCATGAGACTGGCATTCAAGTCTCCGTCCTCATCTACCCATAGCCCGAACACTTTATCGTCATCAAGTTCCAGATAGATATCGCCATCCTCTACTTCCACGCCCTCTATGGTGCGGCCTAGCAGACTCTCAAAAATCTCATCCGGCGTCATTGCTTCTCCAGTATCACGTGCATCGAATCTATGGCCGTAGGAGTGCGTAGGAGCGTTTCTAGCGGCTCGGTAAGGGTACTACCCCACTCACTCGGTTTAAACTCAATAGAGCGCATCACAAAGCCTTTATCCCATCCTAAGTACCAGCACCAGTCGCAGTAGTACACCATCGACATTTGATTGAAGCGCCGGACATGAGTCGGGTCTTGGTCAGCGCCCAGACTTAGCCAGTACGGAACGCTGATGTGCATCGTGCCGCCAGTCTTTAGCAGGTCTCGGCAGTTCTGCATAGCCGTCACTAGGTCTTGGATATGCTCTAGGCAATCGTTAGTGACAATCCGTTTAAACATTCCTTCACGCAAGTGGATTGGCCCGAATCGCGTGTCGTATTCTTTGCCGAATTCGACTTTCGTAATGTCCAAAACAATATCCGGTTTCACCCGTTCCAGAATATCCACATTTAGATATTCTGGAATGAAATGTCTGCCAGAACCCAAGTGCAAAGCGTCTGGAATGTTCACTTTTTCTTGTTTCGTGCGCTGATTGCTGCAGCTTTCTTCTTGGCATCTGCCTTACTGGATGCACCCCATGCTTGCAGAGAGAGCAGCAGTCGAGTGGGTGAACCATCAGGCTTACGCTCTGGCCCCGGCATTCCACCCATACGTGCCAAAAAGCTCGCCCTTCTGGCGTTGTCGCCTGACTTGACCGGAGCCTTTAGGTCTGAACCCGGATTGGCTGCTTCGTAAGACTTGCGACCTTTCTCATTTAGGCCACCTTTCTTATTTTTACCTTCTGAGCGCGTCCATGCTGGGCTTTTCATACTTTTTCCATTCTTATAAATTTGCAGTAGTAATCACCGGGAACGCTTGTTTCTAGTTCAATCCTGTTTGCTTGACATTCTTCCAATGTCTCAAACGTGCCAATCAATCTCATGTGCCCCGCAGACAGCATCCAGAGATTGAACCAAATGATTATCACTTCTTAGCCGTTTTAGCGGCAGCCTTGAATGCCTTAGCTGTCGGTGCGCCCTTTGCTCCGGGCTTACGCATTTTCTCGCCAGAACCTTCTGCGATACGCTTGCGCTTGGCGTTGATATTAGCGTAGAGACCGGGCTTCATTTCTTCTTCCCCCTCTTTGCCATACCAGCTTCGCTCATTGCGATAGCTACGGCTTGCTTACGCGACTTAACAACAGGACCACCCTTGCCAGAGTGCAGAGTGCCTTCCTTGTATTCGCCCATAACCTTGCCGACCTTCTTTTCGCCTTTGGTCATCTTTTTCATTTCTTCTTCTCCATACCCTTCCAAGTTTTCTTGGCTACGGTCTTGCCAGTCTTAGCAGCGGCTTTCTTTGCGGCTTCCATGCCAGCAGGAGTATATGGATATTTCTTCTTTCCGACCATCGGCATGATTATCTCCAAAAAAAATCCCGCACACGGCGGGACAAGGCACTACACGGAGGACGAGCGAACCACAACTATTTGAGAGTCAAGATAGTTATAGTTCTTACGAGCATATTAGGTTAATGGGTTATTTTAGTCAATAGGAAACCCAAGGCTTTTGACCTTCCAAGGTAAAAGCCTAATGGGAAAATAATCCCATTCTCTGTCGCCAGCCACATTCTTCTTCCGAGGCCACCTTACGGGTGCTAATCGCTTCGTCAGTTGCCTGTCCTCGTTCGTGCTAGTACCTGTGGAAGTCTAGCTGCGCTGGGTAATGGCGCTCGGGTTCTCTTGGTAGCGGCCCCCT